CCTTGTCTAAATAAATTGTCTATGGACCCTACTGTTCCACCAAGACCTAGATTAAGAACGCCTTTTCTAGGTAGAAATAAAATATGTCTTAAATCTCCATACGTTGCTGTAAACTTACCGGAAATTTTTTTAGCTAAAAATTATGGATGGGGTGTTATAACTTAAATAGCTTCATTTTTTAAAAATCTTATTAATTTTATATCATCATTCATAATTAAAGAAAACATAAATATATAAAATAAAAGAGTAAAACTAAAAGTTTCAGTATAAAAAAATATGGCTTGGCAGCAAATATTAATAAATAATGATAATCCATAAATATAATAACTTATTTTAGCAATTAACTTACGTCGCACTTCATCTATTTCTAAATATCTGTATCCTAAATAAAAATTGACTATAAATGGCACTATAGAAAAATATGTATAAATTAAAATACTACGATAATAACCTGGTACATTATAATCCGTAACAGAATTTAATATTCCTAATATACATACTACTGTATGGTGAACTTTAGTTGCTATAGGTAATCCACGAACATAAACTAACCCACTCAAATCTAGTGAAACATATATCGTGCCCCAAATAAAAAATGTCAAGTTTGACCATAATTGATTAAAAAACCCATCAATAAAACTAATTGTTGCAGCTATCATTATTAATGCCAATATAGCTGATTTCCATAAATTTTTAATAATATATCTACGTTTATATAATGTTAGCTTATCCGCAATTTTTTCACTAGTTATATAAAATTTAAATAGTAAGATATCACCTATGATATACACATATTGATGTAAAAAAACTAAAAAAGCTAATGAGCAAAAAAAAGTTGAAAGATATGAATACATAATAATTATTATCTATATACTTATTTTTATATATTCGTATTTAATATAATAAAGAAAATATTCTATGTCATTTTTTCCTAAATTACAAAAGGAAAATTTATTGGTTGAAAAAACGAAATACCGTTTTGATACCACATATATTATAAAAAAATTATTGGGTTCTGGAAGTTCTGGAGGTGTGTATACAGCACTATCCATAAAAGACCATACAGAATATGCTATAAAAAAAATAGATATGCGTCATTTTAAAAGAAGGGATGAATACAGACGTCAAGTTCATGAAATAAATATTTTATTTTTTAATCGAAATCCATTTTTACTACATGCGATAGATTTAGAATATAGAAAAGATGATTGTCGTTTAGATATAACTACCGAATTATTCAATGGAGGTAATCTTGATGAATTTATTCGTAAATATAGGATAAATGGTAAAAAAATACCTGATTGTTTAATATGGAAAATTTTTTTACAATGTTGTTTAGGAATTAAATATTTACACTTAAATAATATCATACATCGTGATATAAAACCGCAAAATATATTATTAGATAATAGAGAATTTCCTAATCATGTTGTAATTTCTGATTTTGGAGCAAGTATTTGTTTACATGAACAAAATGAATTTTGTATTACTAAAATTGGTACTCCATATTTTATGTCTCCTGAAATTAATCATTCTTCTAAATATAATAAAAAAACAGATATTTGGTCTTTGGGATGTATTCTGTATGAAATGATTACGCTTGAAAAACCTTTTACTGCTGCTAATGTTGTATTATTAAATAATAAAATTAATAAAGGAATATTTAAACCTATTGGATGTATTGATAATCATAATTATATAATATGGAATAGTATTATTACATCTATGCTTGAAAAAAATCCAGACGAACGACCCAGTATTACATCTATCATTGAACTGCCCACTATACGAAAAAAAATAATAGAAATGAATATTACTATTGAAAAACATCAAGCATTTGAAATACCTAAAGTTTTGGTAAATCGTATTATTCCAAATAGTGCTAGCTTTTGCGTATACACATTAGATTTATATAATGAAATTAATATTAGTAAAAATAAAACAGTATTAGATGATATTCGTATTGAATATGCACCTAGTCCTATAAAATTCATTAGTGGTCGACCAGCTTCTGATAATCGATTATTACCTAAAATTACTAGACAGATCTATTCTGAAAATTTAGAAAATATAAGAAAACCATTTCCATTGAAATTGCGTGATAGAGTTTCTGCTTTTAGACTTTATCAAAATGATGAGTGTTAACAATTCATATTCCATAACTTTGAAGTTCATCTATTGAAAAATTTTCATCGATTATTTCTATTATATTTTTTTTCTTTTCTAAAATTTGTTGATAAAAATCAGGTAATATAGTGTAAAACTGGCGAATATGTTTAGTATGTTCTGGAAACATTACCAATTTCAAACACATCATTTCTAAAATTCCTAACCCATGGGGGTCATGTGGTTCCATATCATTATGTTCTGTAGGCATACATTGATAGTCTAAGTAGATACTTAATATAGTTTTAATAGCAGTGGTTTTATCAATAAATGGGTTGTCTAGAGTTTTTTTATAATATCCTACTAATGTTTCTGGTATATAACAAACCGGTTTTTCCATTGATTTATCATATTTTTATTTAAACAAATAAAATAAATCAATTTTAATTTTTGTAAGGTGACTATTTAGTTGTTTTTATCACAGTCTATATATAATTTTTTAAATAGTTAGTATTAGATTAAACTAAAACGTTTGTAAAATATATTCAGTTTAACTTTATAAAGTTCGTTGTGCTCTTTCAAGTTGTGCGACTTGTACATCCGTAAAAGTCGTTAAACAATCTCCCTCCAAAGCTTCATTAACCTTCTTAAGGATATCATCTTGATATATAGGATCTTCCGGGCCATTTCTATATTCATTATAAAGTTTCATAATACTATTAAATGTTTCACTACAAAAAACTTGATTATAATTGAACCTCTGTGCGAGCTTTTTATCATTTTTAATATGCATTATTTCGAAATGATTAATATAAATAGGTTGACCAACAGAAATAAGTTTTTTAATGATTGGAGATTGGATTGGCTGATTAAGAATTTCATGTAGTTTTATTTTAATTTCATTTTTATAAATTTTTAGTTCAACTTTTTTATTAGGACCATCCTCCGTTACCTCTTTTTTACAAATATTTAAAGTATATTCATTAGTTGAAATATTAAAATTTCCAATTTGACCAATTTCATCATTACCCTTGGTATTGTAAAAAATAAGTTCATTATTTTGAAATTCACATGGCTCTAAGTCTGAATGATTTATATGTTTTACTTCGTTTATACAGTTTTTCACTATCCATTGTTTAGTTTTACTATTAAAACCGGTTACTTGTAATATTTCTTGAAGATTATCGGGTTTAATTGATTTAGCGGGTTTTTTTGGATCTAATTCTAAATCTAATTTAACACCTATTCTATCGAAACCATTTGTATCTTTTGCTTGTTGTGAAATTACTATTCCAGTTTGATTATTCAATTCGGGATTTGTTAGTTTTGATAGACGAACCCTGGTATTTATTTGATAAATAGTTGGTTTAAAATAAACACACGAACCTATTGTAAAAGGAGATAAATCCATATCTGATGCGAGTACATTTTGTTGAGTTCCATCAAATAATGTGACAGGCCACATATTTGTGCGTCTATCAAATAAATCACTTATAGTTCCAGCCAGACCATTTTCAGTACTATTAGCTCTATTTTTTAAAATTACACATGATTTTATTGATAATTTTTTAGTCGGGTCATCTAATTCTATAAGATATTCGTTTAACAAATAGTGTGGTGGATTCATATTCGGAAGAGAAAAATTTATTATTGTACCAGTTATGTCATTAATTAATTTTATAGGTGTGCCTATTGATAACCACATATTTTCATTATTTAGTGCTGTCAATTGTAAGGGTTGGATGGGTTGTGGGTAATCTGATGAAACTTGATCTGATTCTGATGACCGTGTCCTCAATATCTCTTGATCATCTTCGCTTAATCTTTTACCAAATGAACGACACATAAAAGTGATAATTGTTGTATGTTCATCAAATTCTAATGGTTGATCGTTTTTATTAAATAAAAAATTTAATAATGAACTAAGACGTAATTTTTGGTGATTTTTTTTATATATTTTTTCTAATTGATACAATATATAATTATCAAAAAATTCTATCATACCATTATCATTATTTAATCTAGCAACACCCAAATATTGAGTTTCTGTTTTTTCTTGTGGTAAAAATGTTATGTTATTATCATTCATAAATCCTTGATCTCCATAAACATGATTTCGGACATCTGTAAAATAAATTGAAGTAAAATCTGGTGTAGGTGGGGGAAGTTCTCCATTTTGTATGGCTTCTTGTACTTTAATTTGATGCCGAATTCTTTTTTGTTGTTCATCCCTTCTTTGTATATTATCTATCAAAAAATCTCCCATAAACGTCTTTGTTTTACTCTGGTCATTTCGCTCGAATAATTTAAAACCTTGGAGATAAAAGTTAATCATTTCTAATACCTCTATTCCAGATCCTACTTTGTCCAGTTTATTTAAGGTGATAATAGATGAATTTAAAGGAACTTTAATAGGATCTAATTTTTCATCATAACTACCATGAGCTACTATAAAATAGGTATAACTAGCAGGCATTGCTGGCTTTCCACCTTTTATTTTGTATCTTTTGCTTAATTTACGTGTAGCACATAAAGAGTTTTTATTACTAAATTTAGTTCTATTATACACTGTGTTTTTCTTACTGAGTTTAGAATTCATATATTTTGTGTTTTTCTTACTGAGTTTACGATCCATAATATATTTATATATAAATATAATAAAAATGATTTTTATATAAAAAAAAAATGTATAATATAGTATATAAAAAAAACTTTGATGTCGTCTCTTAATCTAACAAACAATTTTCCTTCCCGTCCCACTACTGGTGTATTTACAGGAGGTTCTGGAAATGCCAGTAATAATGGTTGGGGTGCTCAAGGGCACGTTGGTATTGGTAATAATAGAGCCTATGGTGCGATACACATAGGCAGAAATGCTGGTTGGAACGGTAGTGGTTCTAATGCGATAGGAATTAGTGGAGGTTTTCGTTTTTAATACTTTAGTATAAAACGGACTATTTTATTATTTTAAACTAAAAAATAATAAAATATTTATAGGAGGTGTCAAAAATCTATATGGATAAATAAAATATTCTTAGACTTTTTTAATTGAATTTGATACTATATAGATACTATTTTCAGTACATAATACAGCATCATCTTTATTTGTAAATTTTTTAACAATAGGACTAGTGTATTCCTCTTTATCTTTAAATATTACATGTTCATTTTGTGAAAGAGAACGAATGCATACTTTATTTTGAAGTGAGTCATTCCAATATAAAAAATTAATTGGTTTATTTTCATCTAAGCTAACTTTAGCAGCAAATAAAATTGTTTTTTCATCCGGTTTCCGTAAATTAGAACTGGCCATTTATATTTTAATACATGTTTTTTATTTTTAAATATTAACCGCAATAAAATA